CCGCTGTAGATTTAGAAAAGGCGACAGCTGTAGCTGTATCGTCACCAATGCCTACTGGTGTAATTAAGAACACAGGCGCAGACATGTCTGAAGCTGAAGTGTTAGCAATTCTTAACCAATTTGAAAAATCGCGTAAGAATCGTTCAACGGCTTACATGACGTCAACTCTCGATTACAACGTAACGCAGTTCTCACCGAAGGACATGACTTACAACGAGAGCGCGCAATTCATGAGCACTCAAATCGCCAGAATGATGAACGTCCCTGCGTGGTATTTGTCTGCTGAAATGAATAACAGCATGACTTATGCGAATGTCATTGACGAGCGCAAGCAATTTGTAGATTTATCACTACGTCCTTATTACGCTGCAATTGAAGACCGTCTTTCACTTGACGACATCACTCCACGTGGAAATATTGTGCGTTTTGCTATTGACGACACATTCCTCCGCAGCGATGCGATGCAAAGACTTAACGTCATTGAAAAAATGCTAACCCTGGGCCTAATTTCTCTAGAGCAAGCTATGGAGATGGAAGACCTAACACCGAACGGAAATAACATAAATGAAACTGACATTCTCTAGCGAGATTACGTCTGCTGACTCAGCACGACGTACTATTAGCGGAAAGATTGCGCCAGTAGGCGAAGTCGGACACACTTCCGCAGGTAAAGTAATTTTTGAGCGCGGGTCAATCCAGGTAGACGACCCAAAAAAGGTTTTGTTCCTAGAAGAACATAACGACAAAGTGAGATTAGGCCGCGCTCAATCTATTGAAGCATCCGAAGACGGATGGTACGGCACCTTCAAGCTCAGCGCGTCTACAAAAGCATCTGACGCGCTTATTGAAGCAAGTGAAGGACTAAAAACAGGAATGTCTGTAGGCGTTGAAGTAATTGACTCACGTCCTGCTAATGGCGTTATCCATGTTCTAGCCGCAAAGCTAGTTGAAGTTTCTCTAGTCTCAAATCCCGCTTTTAAGTCGGCTGAGATTAAAGAGGTAGCAGCTTCCGAATCGGAAGAAGCTAAAGAAGAAGACAACCAACCAACAGAAAGCGAGGCTGTCGTGGAGAATACTCCAGACACCGTAGCCGTAGCACCTGAGGTCGAAACCCCTGCGGTAGAAGCCTCAGCTCCTAAGGTTACAGCTGCAACACCACGCGTGTATGCACAACCACGCATCGCTCCTATGACTGGCGCACAATATCTCGAAGCTAACATCAAGGCAGCTCTCGGAGATGACAATGCACGCCAGCTCGTACGCGCAGCAGATGACTCAACAAGCACTAACACAGGTCTGACACTTCCTCAGCACCTAAACACTTTCATCACCGACACCTTCACAGGTCGTCCAGCATTTGAAGCCGTTACTCGTAACGCGCTTATTGCAGAAGGCATGAGCTTCACTGTTCCACGTCTTTATGTCAACAATGCAACACCAAACGCAGCACCAACAGTTGCAGACACCAACGAAGGCTCAGCACCATCTGAAACAGGCATGACTTCAGCTTATGACACAGTCACAGTTGAAAAGTTCAGTGGCCTAAACCGAGTCAGTTTTGAGCTCATTGACCGCTCAAGCCCTAGCTTCATGGAGCTTTTGATGGTCGAACTTCGCAAGGCATACGAGAAGGCTACCGATAACGCACTTATCGCAGCTTTCACAGCTAGCGGAACACAAGCTACTGGTGTAGCTGCAACCGCAGCTGGTCTACAAAGCTTCATCTCAACCGAAGCTGCAGCTGCATACAAGGGAACTGGCGGAGATTTTGCTAACAAGCTTGTAGCATCCACAGACCAGTGGGCATCCATCATGAGCTACGTTGACGGTTCACAGCGTCCACTTTACTCAGTTGCATCACCACAATTTAACGCAGCAGGACAGGCTGTACCTACATCCGTTCGCGGTAATGTTCTTGGTACCGACCTCATCGTAGACCACAACATTTCTGTTTCAGGAATTGTTGACGAGTCTGCATTCCTTGTTGCACCAGGTTCGGTCTACTGCTGGGAGTCCCCAACGACCAACCTACGCGTTAACGTTCTTACTTCGGGTGAAGTCGAGATTAACCTCTACGGCTATCTTGCAATTTACGTTGCAAAGAGCGGTAAGGGTGTACGTCGCTTTAACCTCTCCTAGTAAGTAGTCGAGTTACCCCAGCGGCTCAGCCCTAGCCGCTGGGGCTAACATTAGAAAGGAAACCAATGCCAGCCACATTCGTAACAGAAGCGGAACTTCGTGCTGCTCTAGGTATTGGTGCTTTATACTCATCGGCGGTAGTGGAAGAATGCTGCCAGGCTGCGGAGAACATCGTAAAAGCTAAACTCTGGTATAACAAATATTCAGTTAGTGCTCACGAAAGCACAAGCACGACTGCGACAATTTACACGCCAGTCCAACATGATTTTATTGTAGGTCAGACCATCACGGTCGAAAATTGCGGAGCAAAATATAACGGCTCTAAGACTGTTACTGCTCGCACAGATTTTTCAGTAAGTTACACAGTTAATAACGCTACAGCAGAAGTAAAGAATGATTTAGTACCGTGGGGAACTGTTTACGGTACAACACACATAGATTACGAAACCCTGCCAGAAGTTAATGAAGCGTCGCTCATGATTGCCGTTGACATCTGGCAAGCACGTCAGGCTTCTAACGCAGGCGGCATCTCGCCAGACTTCCAGCCTTCGCCCTATCGTATGGGTAATACGCTTATGGCCCGTGTACGCGGGTTACTTGCGGACCACTTAGCACCAGGCGGTCAGGTCGGGTAATGTCGGCAATCTCTACCCTTCGTGGAACAATCGCGGCTGCTCTAAGTGACAATACGGCCTGGCAGGTGTTTTCCTTCCCACCTGCCACGCCGCTTGCTAATTCAATTGTCGTAGAGCCAGGCGACCCATACATAGAGCCTTCGAATGACCATTACAAAACTGTCAAGCCTAAGGTGAACTTTAAGCTTATTGTTTTGGCACCTATGTTCGATAATCAAGGCAACCTTATTAACATTGAAGACTTTTACTTAAACATCGTCAATAAGCTAGAAGCGTCTAATCTGGCTTATTCACTAGGAACTTTTACCGCGCCAGCTGTGCTGCAAGGTACAGCGGGAGAGCTTCTCTCAGGCGAGGTAACTATCAGCGTTCTATCAGATTGGAGCTAACATGGCTGAGGTAGACAAAGAACGCGAAGCTTTCCTTGCCAAAATCGGTCAAGTAAAGCCCGCTGAAAAGAAAGAAACAAAACAACCCAAGAAAGATGAGGAGTAATCATGGCGATTACGCTAAACAACAAAGTCGGACTTAAGATTGCTTCTGTAGACTTGTCCGACCATGTGACCTCTGTCACACTTAATCAAGCATTCGATGAACTCGAAGTTACTGCGATGGGTGACACAGCTCACAAATTCGTAAAAGGACTAGAGTCCGCAACTATCACCGTGTCGTTTTTGAACGACCAGGCAGCAGCTTCCGTCCTTGACACATTGTCAGATGCTTACGGTACTACTGTCGCATGGAAGCTAATCCAAGACAAAGTAGCCGCTGTATCAGCGACCAACAAGCTCTGGACTGGCGACTTGCTTGTAAACAACCTAACACCAATTAACGGTGCTACAGGCGATATGGCCACTATGGACATTACGTTTACAGTAAACTCAGCAGTAACAGTTGCCGACTCAGGCACCTGGTAAAAATTAGATAAGGGGCATCATGGCTAGCTTGAAAATTACTAGGGCAGATGGAACTGAGAGTACGCACCAGCTTACCCCAGCCATCGAGTACGCTTTCGAACAACAATTTCGTAAAGGCTTTCACAAAGCTTTTAGGGAAGATGAGAAACAGGAACATATTTACTGGCTAGCTTGGGAATGTTTACGCCGCGCAGATGCTCCAGACGTTAAGCCTTTTGGCCTAGCGTTTCTGGAGACTCTGCAAGCCGTCGAGGTTTTGGCGGATAACTACCCAAATGGCTAACGCGCGATAGCTTTACGTATCGAGTAGCCCAGCTTTCGGTACATACGGGTATCGCGCCTAGCGAGTTTATTAACATGGATTTAGATTTACTCAAAGCCTTTTACGAGGTTTTGAAACAACAGGCGAAAGAGCGGGAAAATGCCAGTCGTGGTCGAAGGCGTGCCAGAGCTTAAAAGAGCTCTCAAGAAGTTCGCGCCTGACCTGCGTGCTCAAATGGACGCCGAAATTCGCATAGCCCTAAAAGAAGTACGCGACGCAGCCCGTAATAAGGTTCCTGGTGTCCCACCTGGAAATTTATACAACTGGGCAGACACAGGCGCAGAAGTTAATAGCAGAACCTCAAAGGCTAGAGAATTTCCTAAATTTGACTCTACGATGATACGCCGCGGCATCACATACAAGATGGGCGCAACAAAGCGTAATCGTCAAGGCTTTTCAGCTTTGTATTCATTATTTAACAGCGATGCCGCTGGTGCTATTGCCGAATGGGCAGGTCGTGTTAATCCACAAGGACGCGTACAAAAAGCTGGACGTAACTACGGTCAAAGTTTTAAGAACATAGGACAAAGCAATAACCCTAACGCTGGTCGTATATTTGTCGGTGCGATGAATGGTATTGGTCCACTAAAGCAATATGACAAGTTCAGCCGCGGTCGTGGTCGCATTCTTTATGCAGCTTACGCGGATAATAGTGGCAAGGCTTTAGACTCAGTTATGAAGGCCATTGAGAAAGCTTCTACGGCTTTTAGGCAACGCACTTCAACCAGAAAGGCCGCATAATGGCTATTCGTATTGACATAGCGTCCGAATTCAAAGATAAAGGTTTTAAGCAAGCCGATAAAGCCACAACCTCATTACAGCGGAATCTTAAGAGCTTAGGTAAAACTTTAGTCGGCGTTCTTTCCGTTCGTGAAGTAATACAATTCGGTAAAGCATCGGTACGAGCATTTGAAGAAGACGAGCGCGCAGCAACACGACTTACACAGACTTTAGGTAACTTAGGCTTAGTCTTTGAAGACTCACGCGTAACGGCTTACATAGCAGATTTAGAGCGTGCTAGCGGTGTTCTAGATGATAAGTTGCGTCCAGCCTTCCAGTCGTTGTTGACCACGACGGGCTCAGTTACTAAAGCGCAAGAATTATTAGGCCTTGCATTAGACGTTGCGGCAGGTTCGGGACAGGACGTAACTACTGTAGCTGGTGATTTAAGTAAAGCATACGTCGGAAATACACGCAGCCTAGCTAAATACAATATCGGTTTAAGCCGTGCAGAATTGCAGACTGCTAACTTTGCGGAAGTCCAAGCGTTATTAGCTAAACAGTTTTCAGGCCAGAATGCCGCTTATTTAGATACTTATAGCGGTAAGGTCGCGGTTCTCAATATTGCGTATGCCAATATGCAGGAAACCGTAGGACAAGGTTTAGTAGATGCTTTTACCATCTTGCAAGGCGATAAGGGCATAGGTGGCGGCGTTAAAGTAATGGATGGCTTTGGCGACAGCATCGCTAACACAACACGCGGTATTGCTAACCTTATTGCAGCCTTTTCTGATTTACGCACTTACGGTACGACTGTATTCGAGTTTTTTAGAAACGTGGACCCATTCGCACCGTGGTCTGCGATTACTCAAATGGGTAAGGTGAAACCTAAGCCTTTCCAGACTCCTATGACTATTTCAGGTTCAACAGACGCTCAGACAAAGATAGACCGCGCTCGTGCTAAGGCTGAAGCCGATGCGGCTAAACGCGCTAAAGAATTGTTAGCATTGACCAAAAAGCAAGTTAAAAGCCAGGAAGCCTTAAACAAGAAAAAGAAGGAAGAAGGCATACTAGGCGAAATCGCTAAACGATTTGACCTTGAACGTATACAAGTAGCAGCGGCACTTGGTGGACAAATTAACGAGGTCGAGCGACTACGTCTTGAACTTATGCAAGCTATTCTCGATGAGGACGTGAAACGCGCAATTATTCTAGAAGGTCAGTTAATCAAGGCGGAAGCGGCTGCGAAAGAATTAGCTCTATTACTTGATAGTCTTGATGAAATGGTAGGCGACCCATTCGCGGATTGGCCTGGAACTATTGCCAAAATTCAAACTCTACTTAAGCAATTAAATATAAAAATACCTATCGAAACATTATTTGCGGATAAAGGTCTAAAACTGGACCAGGAAAAAATGACCGTTACTAAATTAGAAACAATGGACGTAGATGCGAACATTGTTTACATTAACGGTGAGGTTTTTGACTGGACCAAGAAAAAAGACGAAATGGACAAACCTGGAACGTTGGCGCACGCCGAAGCCACTTTAGCGGTGGCTACTTCTGTGGCTAGTGACGCAGCTGCTATGTTGGCTGAGTCTGAAGCGGCTTTAGCCCTACTTGAGTCTCAATTAGCATTACAAGAAGTAGAGAATGCAGCCAACGATGCCGCTTTAGCAACACTTTTTGCACAACTTGGTTTAGATGCTGAAGGCAACCCAATAACGGGTAATACGACCGTTACCGTCAATGTTCAAGGTTCCGTTATCGCAGAACAAGACTTAACTCAGACAATTTTGGATAACCTTTACCTACACCAAAAGGCAGGACAAGGCTTACTTCTAAGTAGCGTGGCTATCTAATGGCTGCACCGCAAGTCAGGGTTTTCGTAGATTTCGATAGTAATACGGCATTTGAGACCAACCCGCTCATCTTAGATAGTGCGACTAAAGGTATTTTAGGTACTAATCGTTTAGGTTCTGGCACGTTACCCGTTGAGATTACAGACCTTGTAACCCGCGTATCTATTCGCCGTGGTCGCAACCGTATTACTTCTAAGTTCGAGTTCGGTAGCGCAGACGTCGTTCTTTATGACCAAAATGGCGACTGGAATCCCATGAATCCAGCTAGTGCTTATTATCCTAACCTTGTGCCGCTTCGCCAGATTATTATTTATGCTACCTATTTAGGACAAGATTATTACTTATTCTCTGGCTATATTACAGACTACGATACAGGTTTTAGACAAGGAAACGAAAACCTAAGCACCGTCAACCTAAAATGCGTGGACGCGTTCAAGCTACTTGCAGGTTCGGCTATTGACACCGTATCGGGTGCTCCCGCTGGACAGTTGTCAGGTGCGCGCGTAAATGCCCTTTTAGACGCGGTAGAATGGCCTATAAGCCTTCGAAACATAGATACTGGGGAAAGTACCCTACAAGCCGACCCAGGCACCTCTAGGAACGTTCTAGAGGCATTACAGACGGTCGAGAATAGCGAGTTCGGCGGCATATTTGTAGACGGTGAGTCTAAGGTTAACTTTGTTGACCGTAACACGCTTATCTCGCGACCAGCGACTTCTATCTATACTTTTAGCGATACTGGCACCAATATCTCATATACGAACGCAGTCGTAGCTTTCGACGATACAAACCTCATAAATGACGTTACGGTTACCCGCGCGGGCGGTACAGCACAAAACGTATTCGACCAGACGTCAATAGATACCTACTTCCTGCATTCAGGCATCCGTGACGGCATCCTAGTCCAGACAGACGTAGAGGCTCTCAATCAGGCTGAAGGTATTTTGGCTACACGCAAGGACCCAGAAATTCGTATAGATAGCATCCAGCTTAATCTATACGATGACACTAATCCGAATAAGCCTTTGGCTGGGGTAGACATTGACCTACTCGACGGCATCACCGTTACTAAGACCATGCCAGGCTCGACCAGCGTCACCCAACCCAGCCTGGTAAACGCCATTCATCACGATATTACTAAATCAAGCTGGAACACAACCCTATTTACATCCGAACCCTTGTTAGCTGGCTTCGTGTTAAACAGCACGGTAAGCGGTATACTAGGGGAAGACGTCTTAAGCTACTAAGGAGACACATGGCAGGCGCAGGCTATAAGTTATTTAACACGGGGGACGTACTCACGGCTGCCCAGGTAAACACCTATCTACAAGAACAAGTAGTAATGGTTTTTGCTAATGCGACGGCACGTACCGCCGCATTATCAGGTGTTCTTGCTGAAGGCATGGTGTCTTATCTTCAAGACACTAACGCGGTTGAAGTTTATGATGGTAGTGCCTGGGTCGGTATTGCTTCAGGCGATATTACAGCTGTTACCGCAGGTACAGGTATTAGCGGCGGCGGTACCTCTGGCGCGGTTACAATAACAAATTCAATGGCTACTGAAATTACCGCAGCTGGTGACATTATTGTAGGTACGGGGTCAGGGACATTTGATAATTTACCAATAGGCACAACTGGCCAAGTATTGACCGCTGATACAACAGTTAGCCCTTACAAGGTTAAATGGGCTACTGCAGGTGGTGGTGGTGGGACTCCAACGACTGCTGCTGCAACTGTCGCAGCAGGTCAAACAACAACATCAACAAGTTATACTGATTTAAGCACTTCAGGGCCTGCGGCAACCTTAACTACGGGAACAAAAGCATTGGTATTCATCACTACAAATATTGACAATCAGTCAAATAATGGGCAAGGACACGTAGGTTTTGCAGTTTCAGGTGCAAGTACGGTTTCCGCAACAGATGACCAAGCTTTGCATTATTATTCAAGCGGAACGATAGCCTTACAATACGGTGCAGCATATTATGTATCAGGTCTAACCGCTGGTTCCAATACTTTTACTTTGAAATATAAATCAGGTAATGGTTCAACTCAATATTTTGCAAAACGTCAAATTACTGTTATGGACTTGGGGTCATAATGATTAAAGTAAACAAGCCGATAAATCTGGAACAATTGGATAAAGAATTAAATGGCAAAGGTTTAATTGCTAATGTTGCTCAAGATAAAAAAACCGTTCTTGAAGTTGGTCTAGCCGATAACAATGATGCAACACAAGCACAACTTATCGCAGCGATTGAACAACATGAAGCCGTTTTTGATGCTGATTCAATTCAAAATAAATTGGCTAGTGTAGGACTCAATTTAGAAGACTTAAAAACTGCACTTGGTTTGTGATGCCTAAACTGTGTAAAGCTGGGCAACAGTTGAGAGAACAGATAGACGATGCGTGGCCCAGTAGAGATAGAGCTAGCGATGGTGCCGCGGCGTCACCTGGACATAAGGCACATAGTCCTAAATCTGACCATAATCCTGATGAAAAAGGGATTGTACGTGCCCTCGACATTGACGCTGACCTTAAATCCGACAAATCCGCGGCGTTCGACTTTGCTAATCAGTTACGACTACTTGCCAGAACTGATAAGCGAATTTCTTACATCATCTTTAACGAGCGCATTGCATCCTGGGTCGGCAATTACCGATGGAGAAAATACAAAGGAATAAACCCACACAAGAAACACATCCACATTAGTTTTACAAAACTGGGCGATAACGATGGCAGCATGTTTTATCTGCCCATATTGACAGGAGACGAAGATGGAAGAACTAAAAGCGATAGCGGCAAGCTGGGCACGAAGCTTCCTAGCAGCGGGAATAGCGACATACCTAGCCGTGGGCTGGGATGCCAATGCAATTGTGAATGCCGCTCTGGCCGCGAGTCTGCCCGTTATCCTTCGTTATCTTAATCCTAACGACAGCGCATTTGGGCGGCGATGACGCCCGCAGAATGGGCAGCATTTGTAGCTGCCATACTTTCGTGCTGTGCTCTCATTGTCGGCGGCCTTCGTTACATTATTCGCCATGAGGTACCCTCAATTATTGACGCATCGCATATCGTGTCGCGCATCGAGAAACTTGAGAACATGGTATTAGAATTGCTTACTAATGAGCGCAAGAAAACCCACAAAAAGAGAACTAGCCGCTAAGCGTAAGCGGAAAGAAGCCGCTGCGCGTCGTACAGGTGAGCCATTGAAACCTTTGGACATCTGGGCTACCCAGATAGTCGAATGCTACGAAGCTCTAGTTCGCGCTGGTTACGGTGAAGACAAATCACGCTGGTACATAGAAGAACAGATGCGTCTCCCAGACTGGATTATTCCTAATCCTGACCAGACCCCATACGAGGATGAGGAAGAAGACGATTAAGCGAATCGTAGTCATAAGCGATTTACAAATACCGTTTCATAATGTCAAACACACAAGAGCAGTTGCAAAGTTCATCAAACGCTACAAGCCTGACGACGTTCTATGCGTTGGTGATGAGCTCGATTTCCAGACCATCTCACGTTGGTCTAGTGGGCGGGACGAATGGTCGGGGACTATTGGACGTGATAGAGATGCTTGCCAGCAAGTTCTCCACGATTTACAAGTTACCCACATCGTCAGAAGTAATCACACAGACAGACTTTACAAATCTTTAGCATCTAGACTCCCAGGCCTGATTGGCCTACCCGAACTCGAATACGAGAACTTTATGGGGTTCAAGGAGCTAGGCATTAAATTCCATCGTAAGCCGTATGAGATTACCCCTAATTGGATTATGGTCCACGGGGACGAACAGAGCACAAAGCCACATGGGGGTTTAACGGCCCTAGAAGCCGCTAAGAGGCATGGTAAGTCGGTGGTCTGTGGTCATACCCATAGGCAGGGTATTTCGTCCTTCTCAACGGCCTCTGGGGGCGTTTTAACGGGTATTCTGACAGGCTTCGAGGTCGGACATTTAATGGACGTAAGCAAGGCTTTCTACACGCGTGGCACGATGAACTGGCAGTCAGGCTTCGGCATCTTGTACGTAGACCGTAAAGGTGTGACGCCAGTCACAATTCCTATTGACAAGTCAGGCTCATTTGTAGTCGAAGGCAAGCGGT